GACACTGCGCTTGTAGTGGGCATCTCGGACCTCCAAATCGGCAAGGGCGAAGGTGGCGGTTCTGCCGGTATCGTTAAGCGGTTCCTTGCTGGAATCGACGAGGTCGAGGCTCGATGGAAAGAACTTGCAAAGTCTGGTCGAAAGCTTGACCGACTTGTTGTGCTCGGTCTTGGCGATCTTGTTGAGTCCTGCGATGGACACTACGCAATGCAAACGTTCCAGAACGATCTTGACAGGCGGGAGCAGGTAAAGGTTGTTCGCCGCCTTATTGTGAAGGCGCTTACCTCATGGGCTAAGTTTGCCCCGAAGGTCATTGTTGCTGCGGTGCCTGGAAACCACGGAGAGAACCGCCGTGGCGGACAGGCGTATACAACGTTTGGCGACAATGACGATGTTGCTATTTTCGAGCAGGTCGCAGAAATCGTCTCCGCTAATCCAGAGGCGTACGGCCACGTCAGCTTTGTTCTGCCAAGCAATGAGTTGACGCTGACCCTGAACATCCACGGGAACATCCTTGGCATCGCACACGGTCATCAGGCCCGACGCAGCGGCGCTACGGCTTCTGCCAAGATTAAGTCGTGGCTCAAGCCATCACCTCTCGGTTCTTACCGAGGGAGTGCGGACACACATCCAGGCCCCGTCACTCGACGGTGGCTCACAGTGGTTTACTGAAACTGCTGGTGTCCACTCGGCACCGGGACTCCTGACGTTCACTGTCAGCGAGTACGGCTGGGACGATCTGAAGGTCTTGCGTTGCGTTAGCTGACGCCAGCCCTGCGAAGTGCGGCGCGGATTCTGGAGGGGAGTCCGCGCTTCACTTTGTTTAGCGCAGCAAGCCCAATCTTTTGGAAGGTAAAATCCATGAAGCCGTACTTGCGCTCGACCCTTGGGGCGTAGGTCAGCGTGGTTCCAAACTTTAGAGTTACCTTTCCCATTCGCCTTTGAATTCCACCAACGCTGCTTCTTCCATCGGTCGTAAGGCTCCTTTGAAGTCGTCCGGTCTTTACCGGGGTACCGCCACCAGGGGAGAAGTCACCCTTTCTTCGCGTCCGCTCGAAGTCCTGGCGAAGGGCGAAGAAGATTTCATTGTCAATGACCTGCTCCATCATGAGCGAAAGCTCTGTGTTATGGCGCCTACTCTTAACGCTATCTGCAAACTTGTCTAGAGATGCTGAGTTAATCTCGGCCCTAAATTCCACGTCGTGCCACCCTGTACGCAGTAACTGTTACATGATGGGAAAAGATCGGCGCTGTGCGGACCTCGTGGACCCTGTGCTCGATGTTGTCAATAATGATCACATCCGAGACCCGCGGGAGCCTGTCCCCAACAAGCCACGGAAGCTTTATCGTGTATTCGGTCTCCATTCGCGCACTGGTTGAGCCCTGCTCGCAAACAAACACCTGATTCTTGGTTGGGCTACCGTCAGCTGCGTGCCCGGTGTTTGTCTCCCTGCGAAGGGTCGCCCTCAGGTTGTATGCAGGGATCATCGCAGCGTCGTGTTTCTATACCCCTCGAGTAGACCGATAGCCTGTGGGGGTATGCTTCCGCCATGAATCTCACGAACTGGGCGCGAGGTCCTGATACTGATGTCCCCAATGTCGGCACTTGCCACAGCAGCAAACCCCTGCTTTGCAAGGCTTGCAAGTCCGAGCGACTCAGTTGTGATAATCGCAGTCGCGTCCTTGATGTCGTCGGGCGGCGTAGCGAATCCATATGTGTAAGTAATCTCTGCAACAGGAACAATCAGGCCCATGTTAACAATTGCCGGGAACAGCGAGTAAGTTACTGAGGCAAGGGACGTAACTTCAACGTAGCCAGCCGTATAGTTAACGAAAAGATCTGTCAGCTGGAATGTCGCCTTCTGCCCGGTTGTTACCCAGACATCCATTCCCTGGACCGATACGACTGGTCGGTTATTTGGGTAGACTCGGCGTGTGTCCTGGCGATAATTGTGCTTCTCAGTTGCGCGCTGAAGTCCAAAGGTCTGACCGCAGAAGCCGTCAATTACCTTGCTAGCAATGCGGATGTGGCTCTCGATCTGGTCGTCGCTGACGGTGCTGCCATCCGGGTTCATCAGGGACGCCATCTCGTAATCTTTGAACTCATCCACGGTGAGATACCCAAGATTCTTTCCTTGGATTGGGGACGCCTGCCACGAACCGTAGGTATTGCTCGTTGGGTTATATGATCGCCAGTTGTACCACTGGCCGGGGAACCCAGTGTCGTCCCGGTAGGTGTAGGCAGTAATTGATGCGTTCAGGGACAGGAGTGTCGGGAGCACTTCCCATGTGCCGCTAAGCGATGTCGCCTGGGCCGCAGTGTCTGCCCGTCCAAACTGAATGCGCGTGAAGCCCGACCCCACCAGGGTCGATGCGGTCGGAAGGGAGAGCTTTATCTTGTTCATGTGTCTATTGTGGCTGACCGCCGTAGTTTATACCGATTTCTCGGCTTCTACGGCGGCCCCCACGTTACAGCTTCTCGACGATTTCTGCGCCAGCGGCCTGGGCAGCCTCGAGCTCAGATCCCCTAACGGCAGCATGGCCGTCAACGAACCGGATAAAGACGCCATCCCCTATGTGCAGGGAGGTCGCTTCCGTGTACTTAACTCGCCATCGAGAATCTGGGTCGACGGTCTTCGCTGTTGCGATTGACGCCTTGACAAACTTCTCGACTTTCTTCTCTTCCTTTGGAGTTAGCACTGGCTCTTCGGCTGGTGCCTCCGGAACAAGAACCGCCTCGTCGAGAGAAACAAGAACTGCCTCTTCGACCGGGGCCTCCTCGATAACCGGCTCCGATACTAGCTTTACGTCGTTAACAATCTTTACCATATTTTCTCCTCTAAAAGAACGAGGCGAGCGAGCCTAAGCCCACTCGCCCCATTCTCAGACCTTAGTCTCTATCTAGATCAGACAGCGACGCGGATCTTGCCGTTGAACTGAGGAGCCTTAGCAGCCAAGCCGTACATCACAAACATGATATAGAGCCGGGTCAGCGCGCCACCCACACCAACAGGGATCTCAAGGGTCGTGATCGAGTCCGAACCGAGGTAAGGCATCGACCAGGTGTCCTCGTCGACGACATACATGTCGCGGACGTTGACGCTAGAAACGGTGTACGAGCCGATCGAGTCGCCAGGAACGGCGAGGAGCGGAAGTGCACCAGCTGGGGTCACGACTGACCCGAAACCAAGACCAGCCGTCGCGCCCTCGCCGCCACCTGGGTAGCGGATAAGGTTCGTCAGCTCGTTCTGGTAAGCAGCAGCATCCGTAGGCGAAAGAATGATCGCCGATGGGTTGCCACCGTTGTTCAGGATCGAGGCAACGGTGTCGTTGATGGCAGCCGTGTACGTCGAAGTTCCCTTCGTCGTAATTGGGTTGCCAGCAGCAGCGGCCGAACCAAGAACCTTGCGAAGGCCGTCGAAGCCGTTCGCATCGTACGCGCCGAGCTCGACACCGGCAGTACCGGTCGAGGACGAAGCGTTACCCTGGAAGAGGGTCTTCTGGAGCTTGTGGGCAATTGCCGTCACGCCGCCCGAAAGCTCGGTGGCGAGGCCGTCAAACCCAGCACCACCCTGCGTGATCGCAAACTGCGACTTGAGGGTGATACCACGGCGGGTCGCAAGGACCGCAACGTTCGTGGTCTGGCGGGCATAGGTGTTGGTGTCATCCGTCACCGTGCCAGCTTCAGTCATGAACGCCGCATCGCCGTAAGCGGTCTGCTGATTGTAAGCGTGAACAAGTCCGTTGGCGCCTTCCTTGCGGATGCGGTCAAAGAACGGGAATCGCTTTACGAACAGCGCGTAGAGCATTGGCTCGAGGTCCTGGCGGATAAGCGCAGCGCCGCCGCTAGCATCGAGCACCTTGGCAATGTTCGGGTTAGCAACCGCGAGGCGGTTGAGAACATCGTCACTGGCCTGTCGACCGGACTGCTTACCAGCCTGGACGTCAAGCATCTTCTTGACATCGTTCGAGTCCATCGAGACGAACTTCTCGCGCAGCTCGCGCTGTGCGACAAGGGTGCAGGGGCCGCATTAAGGCCCTCGAGTTCCTTCTCCAGGCCCTCGAGCTTCTCGCGAATCTCAGACATTTATTTCTTCTCCAAAATAGCCTGAATATACGGGCTCAACCAAGGGGCATCAATCCCCTTCTTCGCCGGTACATCCGTAAGTATTCACTTTCGGCCAGCTGGTGACTTTAGAGCAAGCTCCAAAAGCTTCACCGCATGCTCGAGGTCCTTCTCCAGCTGCTCCTTCTCCTCCAAGAGTTCGGTCGCGGCGGTATTCTCCACCACTACCTCCTCTGCGGGAACGGAAGCAACAGCTTCTTCAGTAACCACGGCGAGATCCGCCTCTTCAGCGGTCGTCTCGGTAGCCTCTACGTGATGGTCAAGGGACTTCGTCGTCTCATCAACGATTCCGGCCTCGACCGATTCGGCCGCGGGTGCAGCCTCCTCTTCGGCCGCTGGTGCAGCCTCATACTCTAGATAGGCCTGCACCCATCCAGCAGCATACTCAATGTACTTCGCTCGGTCGTCATTAGCCTCTTCAGACTTGACGGACTCGAGCTCGCTGACAACATTCTTAAGTCGTTCAGCGACCGGCATTGCCCCCTTCTCTTCGACAACGGGCTCAGGCGTTGCGGACGCTGGAATTGGAAGCTCGCGCTCCTTACCGTCCGTGCCAGAGACAGTCACCGTGACGCGGGTTGCCTTTTCAAGCGTTTCGCTCACGTTTTCTACCTCATCTCCTGCACTGGCGGCCTCTTCGGGAGCCGGTGCGATCTTTTCCTCTATGGACGGAACAGCAACTTGCTCCCCGCCTACAGCATCTGCTCCTGAAGCCGTGTACGACCCAACAGCTTCCTCAGCATCAGATTTAGTGGCGCTGCTTTCGACCTCGCCCTCGTCGTCGTCCTCTTCATCGTCCTCAGCCTCAGCGAGAGGCGCGATCTTTGAGAGGGTTGAGAACTTATGGCCAACAAGCGTCTCGGTTTCCGCCCAGCCGTCACCGGCCTCGCTATAGATTCGGATTAGTGCCGCCGGGTCTTCCGGAGTTGCATTTACACTGAAGTCCGAATCTGGAATGCCAAGAACTCCTTCGCGCATGATGTACTCGATTCTACCGCGAGCCGTTCCGCCGCTGGAATTCCAGCTGACGAAGTCACCCTCCTTGAGGGCGTCTGGCTCTGCCTTTTCTGTAATCTCAAGCTCACCAGCCTGATCGGCAGTGCGGAGGCTCTTGAGCGCATTCTGAAGATACGATCGCTGGTTTGCCGGAATGCCGACAATGCTTGATTCGAGAAGATTTACTTTCTCAATAACGTATGTATCAAGGCCGCTGGAGTCCTTCCGCTTGGAAACCTTCTCGACGCGAGCGCCGATAGACATTCCGAGCTTTACCCCTCTCTTAATGGCCTTGTACGCCTGCATTGCGGCAGGGTTCTCTTCTTCCGGGCAAACCTTGACATCGATATCAAGATCGTATACCTCAAGGCCAGTGTCGGCGTCAAGACGCTTGACAATCCTGGCGTCCGTAACAGAACCAAAGAGGTCCTCCGGAACGTTGTAATTGTGGTTGAGGAATACGGTCATGTTTTGCTTCGCCGTATCCGCCATGGACTTGATAGCGTCAAGAGTGATCTCATCACCCTGTCGATCCCTAATCGTAGATGACGTGGTCCCGGAGACGTATAGATCTCCGTTATCGGACTCCCGTACCTTTAGGGCGTTGGTGTAAAGCTTGAAATCCAAGACAACCTCCCTGGGCATAGCCCCTAGCCCTAGGATTGTATGACTGTTCTATTGACTAGTCAACAGAACAATTTCTACGTGGTATTTAACCACATTTCTGCACAGTTTACACATATTAAGACCCTATTAGTCACCTATTTTGACCATTAGGGTGGGTATTAGTCCTTTATACCGTATAATAATGCAATGGATACTGACAGCGAATTCGCCCTAGGGCCGGAGCCTGAGATAGTCGAGGTGTCGGCGGATGAGCCGTCTAAAAAGTGCCCAACGTGCCAGCAGCTCCAGGAAACAGCCTCAGAGCTAAAGCGCGGGTACAAGGAGCTTGCCCGACTACAGAAGACTTTCGAGCCTCTTGTCAAGAGATATGAACTAATACAAAGGGCCCACCCTCGGTGTGCGCTTTGTTTCATCATGAGCGGTGAGCATCATATCGAGACCGTTCTGGTCCCGGAGCCCCTAGTCCCGAGGGCTAAGGGCCAGAAAAGATACGCAGTCTGCTCTGACTGCTATAAACTGCTCCACAGGCTTCGGAGGAGCGTACCTCAGCAGCGAGCCTATGCAAGGCACGTCTGGGAGCTCGATAAGGACGAAGATAATGAAATCGTCTTGCCAGGAGAGGACAACAACGAGGTAGAGGATTGACACCTGACATAACATCGACTGTCGTGGTAGATTTTGCTGACGGGAGATTTGCTGTTCCGAGATACTGGCAAAATTATCCGTGCATGAGAGCAATATCGTATGACGGTCCGGTTCGCAGGGTTGCGCTAACATTAGAGCAGACAAGAAAAACAATCTCTGGCGAAATGCAGGAAAAAACCATCTGGGGGGCCATCAGGTCCTCCATCAGAGGGAGAAAATAAGTGGCCGAAGATCGATCGATACTCGACCGTATCCTTGGTAGGGGCGGCAACGAGACTGTCAAGAACTTCCCGGACGAGATGCTGCCCAATTGGGACAATTCCCCATACACGCGCGGCGCATCACAGATCGACAACAACGGG